GTCATACTTAACACAGGTTCGGGTGTCCTACAACACGCCTACGTCCTGCTCTCCGAGCACTTCACAACAGGTTACTCACCACAGGTGGTGACTTGCCTGCCGCGGTAAACCGGAATACAGTCAACCGACTGAATCCGCTTGCCGCCTCAAATCCACTCTTTAGTTTCCATTTCCTTTCTGTCTCTAGCCAACAGTCAGTCGTCTCGCCCTAGGTTGAGGTCCCCCTGCCTTGTCAAAGGCCGCTAAGATGGCCCGCATTCGCAGGCCGTTGGCTCTTAGTCATTGCGGAGGAGAGATCACGCTATGAGCTCGATCGTAGACGTGGCATCATCGAGAACTCCAAGAGTTTCATCCGATGAGCACTACTGCTATTCAGCACTCGGGTCAAGCACCCACTATTTCTTATCGTCCATAGCGGGCCCGACGACGTTCCGTGCGGTTTGGCACTCAGACCAACCACACTCGTACGCTGGGGGGGGTTCCGATTCCCGAAACAAGCTATCCTGATCGAATAGCAAGCGATCGGGAATCGCAACAGACCGCACACCAACTTCTCGCGGTTGTTCGAAGGCTTCTCTCTCTAGCCTCCGACGCCGATTCACATCACTTAACCTAGCTCCAGAAAACTGGGAGCCACGGAAAGTCACGGAGCGAACCGGTCCACAAACAGGTTCAACCCTCCTGATGGAGGAAAGGGCAAGACAGTACCGTAGTGCTGCCTTGACGCGACAACAAGAGAAGTCCATAGTGAACTTCCATGCTGCCGTCTCCCTAGCCGCCATCTGGCGAATTTCTGCTGTCGTCTCCTCTTCCGGCAATCGGGAAAACTCCTCAGAAGAGAGAGTAATCCCATGCCCAATGGGTGGAGACGGAACCAGAACAGGCTCAGGATCGAAAAGAGCCAACTTGAAGAGTCCTCCAAGTCTCCAGGCAAGTGTCCCTCGGAAACCGAGCTCATGAAGAGTCAATCTAGTTGACCGCAAAGAGCGAAGTTTTGAGCGGAACCAGACCAACCCGGCGCGGAAGCGCTGGTTACTGGTAACACCTGCAAGAAACAAGGAAAACTCCCTGCCAAGCGAGTTCACGAACTCAGACGACCGTAGACGGCCGAAACGCAATGTAGGCACGACCCGAAGGTAGCCACCTACAAAACGTAACAGAGTACTGTTCAATGAACCGTACTCACCGTCCACAGAAGTCTTTGTTCGCTCGACCTCAAGCCCAAGCTCTCCAACTTTCCCCATCCACACGTCTGATGCTTCCTTCGTCGACTGAAATAGTATATCGTCCCCGTTTATCAGGCAGGGGGCCGATACCGTCTCTTTCCAGCTGAGCCCTGAGCATCGCATTGCATACAAGTATGCAATACGATTCTGCAGGCAAAGCAGAGGGAAAGAGAGGTAGGAGCCCATCATCTGCCCGATGGAAGGACGACCGACATACTTCTTCGACGAGAGAGGGCAACTTGACGGACCGTCGACCCAATAAAGGATCGGCCGGAGAATCTGCATTGCCCTCTCAGTGACAGAGGCAGGAAG